ACCTAAAGACTGGGACATGATAATAAATCCACTGATGAAGAATCACGAACCTGTTGAACCACCTGAAGGTGTAACAACTAATGATCAATTACAAAATCATTTAGAAGAGTTTTGTTTAAACAGACACATAGGAACTGAAATGAGCGATCTTAAACGTGGTGGTGTATGGACTGATGATGGTTATCATCACTTTATATTTAGTAAATTTTATAATCAATTCTTAATCAGACAAAGATGGGATGTAAATTATTCTAGAACTGCGCAGATGTTAAAAGAAGTTTGTAATTGTGAAGACAAAAGAATTGGTAAAGACAAGATATCAGTATTTAGAGTAAAACAATTTGATCTAAAAGAAGAAGAGTATACGCAAAAAGAACTTAAACCGAAGGATGTATTTTAATGAAACTAAGATGTTTTATAGAAAGCTTTATTGATGTAGGTAGTGGATTAATTTTAGCAATTTTAATTCAGTTATATATATTTCCATTCTTTGGATTATATCCAACGATCTGGGACAGCTTACATATAGCATTAATATTTACAGCATTTTCAATTATTAGATCATCACTATGGAGACATTTTTTTAGGAGAATTAAATGAAAACAATAGTACTAGGACCACCAGGAACAGGTAAGACAACTACACTATTAAATAAAGTAGATAATTATTTAAAAGAAACTGATCCAGATAAAATAGGCTACTTTGCTTTTACTCAAAAAGCTGCGTACGAAGCAAGAGATAGAGCAATGAAACAATTTAATTATACAGAAGATGATCTTCCATACTTTAGAACTTTACACTCACTAGCATTTAAAAAACTTGGACTTAAAAAAGATCAAGTAATGCAACCAAGACACTATAAAGACCTTGGAAAAAAACTAGGTTTTCCGGTAGCTTACGCTGAACATCAGGAAGATCACGGATTCTTTACATCTGACAGTGAATATTTACAGATAATTAATTTAGCAAAACTTAGAAACATAACTCCAGATCAACAGTATGAACTTCAAGAACATACTCAAGACTTAGAGAGAAATAAACTTACTATTATATCTAATGAATTGGAAAGATATAAAAAAGAATATGGTCTAATAGATTTTAATGACATGATTTTAAATTTTATAAAATCAGATAAGTCTCCAAATTTTGATGTAGTCTTTATTGATGAAGCTCAAGATTTATCTCGAATGCAATGGGATATGACTAAAACTATTTGGGACAAAACAGAAGATACTTTTATTGCTGGAGATGATGACCAGGCTATCTTTAAATGGGCTGGTGCTGATGTAGATTCTTTTATAGCTTTACAAGATCAAATGATAAATCTTCCACTTATTCAATCACATAGAATTCCTATGAAAGTTCATAGACTTGCTATGGGTATTATAAATAGAATTAGAAATAGAATAGATAAGAATTGGAAACCTAAAACTAATGAAGGAAGTTTACATAGACACTTTGATGTTGAATCAATTGATATGACATCTGGCGAATGGTTAATATTATCTAGAACTAAATATATGCTTAAAGAAATAGAAGATACTTTGTATCGTAAAGGTTTGTATTATGAAAATAAATATAAAAAAAGTTATGAGAAAGATATGCAAGAAGCAGTCACAGACTGGGAGCATTTAAGACAAGGACAATTAATGTCTTATAAACAAATTGAAAAGATTTATAGTTACATGAATCCTGAACATGCAGACAAGAATAAATTAAAAGGAATGGTGAAAGAATCCTTCTATGGTATTGACGCATTGACCAAGGACCACGGATTAAAAACTAACAAAGTTTGGTTTGAAGCTTTTAATGAAGCAGGTCAACAAAGAGTAAATTATCTAAGAAAAATGAGAGCTAATGGTGAGAAATTAAATAAACCACCAAGAATAAAATTGTCTACGATTCACGCCGCTAAAGGTGGTGAATGTCAAAACGTTGTATTGTTAACTGATCAAACAAGAACAACAATGAATACATACGAAAAGAATCCTGATGATGAAAATAGACTATATTATGTAGGTGCAACACGAACAAAAGAAAACTTACATATAATAGAACCAAAACAACCAAGCAAAGGATTTATAATATGAAAGATATATACACAAGACAGGTAGGCGGAACTCACTATAAATCAATGGTTATTCAACCATCAGAATTTATAAATAAAAATAATATTCCCTTCGCAGAGGGAAATGCAATTAAATATTTATGCAGGCATAAGCAAAAAAATCAAAAACAAGATTTGGAGAAAGCAATTCATTATTGTCAAATGGCTATTGAACGTGACTATCCGGATATAACACAACCAAAAGAAAAAATATAAAGATGATAAAAAAAATACTTGAAATAATATACCATTATTCAACTCAGCTATCATCGTGGTCTTGGCAAAAATTATACGGTAATCGTAAGACTGGTTATGGGTATAGAAAATGAATTGTTGGCACTGTGGTACGGAATTGATATGGGGTGGAGATCACGATACGGAAGATAATGAGGATTATGATATTGTCAGTAACTTATCTTGTCCTAAATGTCATTGTATTGTTGATGTCTGGCACCCATCAGAAAAACTAATAAAAGAATATGAAGATTATGAAAAGGAGAAAAACACATGATACAAGTACCACTATTTAAACCACAAACTGAATGGCTACCGCCAGAAGAATTTCCAGATCTATCAAAGTATGATGAGATCGCAATCGACTTAGAAACCAAAGACCCTAACCTAACTAAAATGGGATCAGGATCAATAGCCAAGAACGGTGACGTTGTTGGAATAGCTGTTGCTGTTAAAGATTGGTCTGGTTATTATCCAATCGCTCACGAAGGTGGTGGTAATATGGATAGAGCTAAAGTTTTAAAATGGTTCCAAGGTGTGTTGAGCACTCCAGCCATGAAAATATTTCACAACGCCATGTATGACGTATGTTGGATAAGAGCGCTCGGTTTAAGTGTTAACGGAAAAATTGTAGACACGATGATTGCATCGGCCCTAGTTGATGAGAATCAAATGCGTTATGACTTAAACAACTGTGCTAAAAGATACACTGGAAAAGGAAAAAATGAAACAGAATTATATGAAGCCGCAAAAAGTTGGGGGGTTGACGCTAAGGCAGAAATGTATAAACTACCTGCCATTTATGTTGGTGCATACGCAGAAAAAGATGCTGAGATAACTTATGAACTGTGGCAAGAGTTAAAAAAAGAAATTACTAACCAAGATTTAAAATCTATTTTCCAATTAGAGACTGACTTATTTCCTTGCCTTGTAGATATGAGGTTCTTAGGAGTTCGTGTAGATATTGAAGGAGCACACCAATTAAAACAAGAGTTAAGTAAAGAAGAAAAAGAATGCTTATTAAAAGTAAAAAAAGAAACATCAGTAGATGTCCAAATATGGGCTGCGAGGTCAATCTCTCAAGTTTTTGAAAAACTTCACCTACCATTTGACCGCACTGAAAAAACAAATTCTCCATCATTTACTAAAAACTTTTTGCAGAATCACCCCCACCCAACAGTGAAACTAATTGCCCGGGCTCGTGAAATAAACAAGGCCCATACCACTTTCATTGATACCAT